GTTTCCCAGTCACGATCACGGTTCCGGTGTTGTTTCCGGTGTTGTTTCCGGTGTTGTTTCCGGTGTTGTTTCCGGTGTTGTTTCCGGTGTTGTTTCCGGTGTTGTTGGTTCTAAATCTGACATGTGTTTTCTCCTTCTTTTAGTTCATCCATTGTGGTTTACTCGGCACAATCATAGTATTAGGGGCGTCGAGCCAAGCCGCAATATAAGCATCGAGCTCTACCTCCTGTTCCCCAGTAATTTTACCACGTAATGCCATTACTTGATATTTATCTATATCGTGGAAAGCTATCTCTCTCTCCATTCTTATCTTATCTTGGTCATCTAATTGTCCCATTGAATCTCGCATTATATACTCGTTTAACTTTAAATTCATTATCCCACTCTCCTTACTATAAAATTAGACGCATAGTTAGATACAGGGGTTCTATCACTAATGAGGGCCCAAAAGGTAATAATATCTTCGGCTTCCAAACTAAGAGGAACCGTAAGTACGCACCTATTAAGAGGTAAATTCGATTGATTGGAAGCCTGTGTCGCCCCGTTAACCATTACCCCTACTTTCATGTAAATGGACGTCGCCGCATTGAGAGATAAATCAGCAAAGACTACGTACTTTCCTGCGTTCTTAACCACGACTCCGTCGTCCTCATCAGAGAATTCCCCGCTCGGGTCCTTTACTACGTTGGCCGCCTTGATCTTTATTTTCACTTCTTCCCCTGCATTCTCCAACGTAAAAGCGTCCTCTGCAACCTCCAACACGACGTCTGTCAACAATTCCGGAACATCAGATTCCCTGATTTTTCCTAATATATGATCTATTTTAATCTGCATTACTCCCCCTATATTGTTTCCGCTGTATATGTAGCTGTATCTCTATCAGCCCAAAGGGTCCCACTAGCCGCAATATACCGTGTGGTTATTCCGTCCGAAGTGCCTGTGACCTCAATCTTCTTAACCGTGCCGTCGGAATATTGAAAGTACGTTGTGTCTTCTGTTGTCTCTGAATCGCTCGCTACAACATCCTGACTGGCGTATTGCGTCCTTAACCCCTGCTGCGTTAAATAAGCTGTTGCTTTCTCCGTGAGAGTAAGTATTTCTTTCACTTCTGCGTCAACGGCCGTATTAAATAGTTCTTCTCTTGTCGCCATTATTTATCTCCCTTTTTAATTTTAAGTTCTTCTATTATAAATTTCTCCAAATCCAAGTGTTCTACCTCGGGCAGCACATGCGCCGGAATGTGGGTACGAATGTTTACATAAAATCTACGCAACGCCTCGTTTATAAGCAATCCGTCTTTGTCGATTTTGTGATCTTTGTCATAAGATATACTCGTAGAATGAAAACCACACTCTTTCATAAACCAATGCAGAAACATTTTTCCCGAAGGAGTAATGGCTACGTCTTGTATAGCTTTACGCACTCCTGTATTCAACAACTTCTGTTGTTGGTTATATAATTCCTTTGTTGTTGCTTCTTTCTTAGACACCTAACTCCGCGCCTCCCATTTCACTCATATCAGGCTCTTCGTCCATAAGCCCTCCTGTTTTGGCCATGTTTCCTGCCTGTGCTAAATTTCGCGCTATCTCCGATTGAACTTTCTTATTCTCCAAGTCCGCCGCGGCCGCTTGTTGTTCTGCACGCATCTCTCTAATTTGGTTAACGGTATTTGTATCCTGAACCAATTCGTCAGGACCTCCTCCGAGTTCGGTAGCTCTTCGAAGCAGTACATCTCTATCTATCCAGTCAAGCACTGAAGGATCAACTTGTGCAACGTTCCCTGCTATTTCCATAGTGGTCAAAATGCCTTGCATTTCCTCAGCCTGTTGCATGCGTTTTGCGGGAGAGATAAACTGTATTTTATACCATTCTCTCCCCTCTTCCATTAGCCTTACTAACTCACTAGGGATCGTTAAATATTCTCTCCCTTCTAGTGTTGCCCGTACGGCTTCTTCGGAGCCCTCTTTGTATCCTAAAAGACCTTCATCCAACAGAATTCCAAGGGTAATATCCGTCAAAGGAGTAAGCACTTCTAATTCTCTTCTGTCAAATATGGAAGTCAAACTATCGCCGCGAATTCTGTTTCGAATTTGGGCTTCCCCCAAAGTCATACGTGTATCGTTATTTAAATCTAATAATCTGTCAATATAAAAAGCCTGGGTGATGTTCTGTACTAACAACTCGATATGCTTCTCGGTGCTCTGCATTTCACCCACCGTATACATGGGTCTAATGGGATCGGTATTGCCTGAACGCCCTGAAATATTAAATACAGTGAGAGCCCCTGGGCTCGCATCGACCTCCCCGCCCCCTAAAGAGCCGTCGTCCAAAACGATTAATGGGGGGTCTAACATTTTTTCAGTCGCTAACATTTTAGATTCGCGGACTGCATTTAATTCAACTATATCAGGCAGTGCTTGCATCGCCGGGCTTCTGCCATATACTTCTCCTGGGACCTTATAAAAACGGCCCACCACTACCGGTGCATATCTATATCCGCTCTCGCGCAATAGGTGTTTGGTCTCTTCTTCTATGTGATACGAACCAATAGGCATCCCCTTGTTTGACTTGCCTCCCTTTTTGGCTTCTGCGAAAGAACGAGGAATAATCGCGTGTATTACTTTAACAGGCTCGTCTAATTTAACATCATTATATAAATCTTGAACCCGCTTGGAGCACTTCTTAAACCCGTATTCGTCAACAATTTGGCGAACTGTTAACTTGAAAGAATTGATTACTGTATCGACAACCCCATTTTTATCTTCATCCATGAGCATCGTCTTGACGTCCCACACTTTATAGGCCACCGGGCTGTCTTTCCTCCCTGTATTATAAACGGCGATGCCGCATGTCCCGAAAGCCCCCATGTCGTTTTCGAACTCGTCGAAAGCTAACGATAATCTTGCTTTGGGATGGTCCATCGCATTCGTCGTAATTAATGATATTTTCTTAAAATACTCTGTTATAGAATTGCTCGCCGTTAGGGAATCCGGCTTCGTAATTCTAATTGTCTTAGCTCCATTAGGCCACATATTCCCGAGGAGTGCCGCTGACATCGTGGTCAACGCGTTTACTCCTGTCGCGTCGTATATTTCTCTAGCCGTTAAAAAAGCTCCCGGGGTGTACTCTGCAGTAAACTCCTGCTTACGTAACCGAACAAACTCCCCTATCGTTTGATAAACAGGGAGAAGAATTGCCTTCCCGGATTCTAATCTTTTTTTGTAATTTATAATAAAATCTATGTCGAGCATTTTTTAACCTCTATATGTTAAGTAGTCTACCACGTGCTGTGTTTAGAGTATTCGAAGAATACCCCGGTAAGGTGTTAGAAATATTGGCATTACCTGCTTGAAGCTGTGCCAATGTTAGTGCCCTCGAGGAGGTAGACGCTGATTGTGCGCTCGGATAAGCTCCTCCTTTTGGGTCCAAGGACCTGTTTCTTGCTATCCCAAAGGTCAGCCCCGACAGAGCGCCTTCCCCAAAATTCCCCCCTTGCGCAGAACTCGATATTCCTCCTATTAAGGCGCCTGCGCCCGCAGCTGTTCCCGCCGCTACGGCTGTTCCTAGTCCTATCGCGGCTCCTCCGGCCAAAGCACCACCTGAAACCGCTGTTCCTATCGTACCTAATGTTGCCGCTAAAGCACCTGTCAATGCTACCATCTTAAATCTCCTTCGTAACAACGTCGGTCTTATAACCGAAACGCTGTAAACATTTTAAAACACTATCGTCATTATACCCTATGTTACTCCCTATTTTCACAGAAACGCAATCGTTCTCCCGGCCCACGTTCTCCATAAAATTCACAAGTTTTTTAAATAAGCGAATATTCCCTCTGTGCTCTTTTTTAATAAACATAAAAAGTTCATTAACACAAAGACCTCCTTTGAAATCATCAAAAACAATACATGCTACTGCGCCCTTTTTCTCAGGTAGCTCCATCCAGTGCATTACCCCTAGATCAGAGACGTGTGTCATTATCGCGCGTACTTTCTCAATATCGCTGAAACAAGACAATTCCTCTTCCGCTTCTTTAATCCAGTATTCAATTACTTCGTGTATATCGGACATTAATACCTCTGAATTTTTTGTGTCTTAGTAATTCCTGCAATTCTATTATAAGTTGATAGGGTACTCCCTTTCTTCTTAAAAGAATCCGCTTTTTTAAAATTTTGATTTTGATTTTGATTGTTTTTATTATAGCGTACTGGAAAAGCAAAAGTCAAGGCAAGGCCGTCCATAATATCTGTCGACAATCCGAGCTGTTTCTTAATGTTTTCCTTCGATTCAATAAACCATTTACTTCCTGCTGTCTGTCGAGGGCGTGGTATTGAAGCGATATCCGAATGTACGTCATCTCTATCGGGGATATCCACTTCGTAAGCGTCAAACCAATCTCGAACTTCTATTAACATTTCTGCTCTTTTGTTCAAGTATAGATCGTTTCTCGTAGCCCCCTCGCTGAACACAACGGGCACCGCGGTACTCCCATAACCTAAAGTAACTAATAAATCATAAACTCCCCAGTCCTTCGTGACGTCGATGAAAACTTTAAAAGGGTTGTACTTATGAATAGCATCTATGACGAACCTCGCTCCGGTATCGGTCGTTATTTCCCCATACTCTTTGGGGTTAATAGTAACGGGCTCGTACATTTTTCTACCACGTCGAGGAACGATAACAAACCTGTCTGTCACGCGAGAGGGGTCGACTCCCAATATCATAGGTTGTTCGGAATCTAATTCGTTCTTTTTCTTACGTGCGTTGTGTATCTTCTCGGCGGGAACCATAGACTCACCTGAAGATATAAAAGCTTCATGTGGGGTGTTAGGATACTCCTGTTGGAATTTCCACGCACCTCCCGCTCCAAACGAAGCTATCTTCATTCTTCGCCAATACAATTGCCCATCTGTTAATTCAAACTGATCCACGAGTTTATACTCTTCATCGGTACGCACAAAATCTCCAGGAGGTTCTTGGGTATATTCTTCTTGCCAAAACCACGGGATAAATATCAACTCGTATTCTCCGAGCCCCTTCATAGCGTCCATACAAGCCTGATGAAAGAAATTCCCTAACCCATTGGCAGTTGACTCAAGTATGACTTCAGTACCTCCCATATCGGCGATTGATTGTAGTAACCCTGTTTGCAATTCGTCTGTGTTCTCGTAGAAAGCGCACTCAGAACCATGGAACAATTGTACTGTCCCACCACGCCCTGTATTTTTGTTTCTTGCTGTTCCGACGGAATATGATGATTTATTCGCGAATTTGTAGGATTTGACATTGTCTTCCTCCACTTTCATTCTCATTTCATCGGGCACGTTCTCATGGTACTTCTTTACTATATTAAACAATTTCGAAGTAGTCCCTGATTCGTGAGATAAGATGTAAACATTCTGCCCTTTCTTAAACACGGCATTATGGTAAAAACGAGCCGCAGTATAAGTAGAACACCCTTGCTGTCTCCCTTTAAGGACAAGAACTCTAACCTTCCCAATTCTCCGTTTTTGATCTTCTATTTTCTTATGTAAATAACGTTGGGCTCTATTGAAAATAAAGGGAACTTCCTTCCCCCCTTTGTCTCCTATTCGTAAGCAATACTTAGTATATGATGGAAGGTCTTTCGCCAACTTAAAATAAACACTCTCTAAGAGTTTCTGCCTACGTGGATCTTTTTCGTTTTCTGTTGGGCCTGTCAAATATCCATCTCCATATTTTCTCCATAATCCTTAGGTTCTTTAACAATAGCAGTGTCGGAGGGAGAAGAACCAACTACCTCCCCCTCAATAACATCCTCCCCGTAAAACGAGGAAGAGTCAGACACCATTCCTTCCTGCTCGGCGACTCTCGATAAAAAGTCCTCCAAGGTAGCGCTAATCTGAACGGATTCGACTTGTTGTTTCGGTCTACCTAAAATCCTATCCTCCACTTGATTAAGCGCTTGTAAATCTCCTCTTGCAGCCGCATCAATCTGTTTATGCTGTGCCACTTCCAATTTAGTCATTCCTACATATCTCTCGTCGACATTATAGTCTTGATTAATCGGGTCCCAATCTCCAACATACATCTGCTGAGCCGCGTGATACTTCATCTCCTGCACGTCTTCTTTTTTGAGAGCAATACGGGTCTTCTTAACGGGCACGCCATTTTCAATTGTCATATAGGGCTCAATGTATGCTTTTGTAGAAGCGGCCGGAGGATAATACTCCGGCTCTTCTTTTATCATAACTTCCTTAGGTTCAGTCATCTAATCCACCTCTTAAATATCTAGCGGTGCTTCCTCTTCATCCTCTGATAGAAACTCCAACGCTTCCGCGTCCTTCTTAATTCTATTCTCTTCACGAACAGTATCTTGAGAGGCCAAGAAAGCTTCCTTATCTGTCTCGTACTCTAGGATAGCCCTTTTTAAATCGTCTGTATGAGGGTAGAGATTAGTTTCAATAGAATACTTGCGCTCTTTAACGTAATTAACAAGCTCTCCTATTCTCATCTGAGAAATTTCGAGATACTGTTTACCGTTAACTACGGTCACATTCTGAACCACAGTTCTTTCTCCGTTGGCACCAACGAAAACTCTATCAACAAGTTGGTGAGTTCTTATAGCTTCACAATGCCCGTATCTTTTAGCAATGGCTTTAAACAACTTACTGTTCCCCTGCTCGTCATCCCTCATAGCGTATGTCATATAATGTCCGTCTCCCTTGCCTTCTCCTAAAACAGGA